AGTGGATCTGCGAGGAAATCGACTGCGATGACCTCAAACCCAAGCACGGCAAGGGCAAAGGCGGCAAGGGGCGGCACCGGGACCGGGACGACGACTGCTTCCGGTGCGTGTGCGAGGAAACCGGCGAAGTGGTGTTTAGACCAGGAGATGAACTATGACCATCGGACAAGTTCCCAAACCGACCGTCCAGAATGCGGTCAGCCCAAAGGGCGACGCGACCGGCGCGCCAGAGCACAAGCTCGACCAGATTCCGTTCAGCGGACATTCGGGGGGCAACCCCGGCAATATCATGGAAAGCCTGCGACCCGAGCAACCGGCCGGGCGCCCCGCACCAGCCACTGGGGTCAACAAGGGCTGAGGACGATGGGGAAGGGAGAACTGGCAAGCTCACAACCACCGGGGCTGGGGAGACCTCAGGGTGGCTCCCTTCCCCAAGTCTACACGGGTGTGTCTGGGCAATGCCCACCCAGACGAACTCTTCATCAACTATCTGGATGCGCATGGGATTCGTGTGGAGTTTCTCGATGAAGAAATCATGGAGATCCGGTGAAGAGCGAGCTGGATTATGACCGGGAGAGCGAGCTGCTGCTGTATCAGAGCATGTGCAGCAATTCGTTCTATGGTTTCGTGCAGTGGGCCTTCGGAGTGGAGAACTATATCCGAACCCACCCGGCGAATAATTGGTTACAAGCCAGGGTACACCGACCGCTGTGTGATTGGTTTGAGTGGCACGTTCGCGAATGGCTACGATCTCGCCACATCCGGCCGGTACCGAAGAAACTCATGGTTGTGTGGCCGCGTGGGTTCGGAAAAACTACCATCATCACGAAGGCTGGCCAGCTCTGGCTCCATGTTCTGGATCCAGACCTGAGTACCATTACCGATAGCGTGACTGCCGAGAAGTCTTGGGATTTCCTGAAGGCTCTGAAGGACATCATGGCCGGTGATGACCCCAATTCTTGGTTTCCGTACCTGTATGGAAACTGGAAAGACCCGAAAAGGGCTTGGAAGGCCGGGTTCTTGAATCATGCGTATCGTCGGAGTCTGGCTGCCGAGGCCGCGAGCATGGTTTGCAGCTCAGTTGAGAAAGGAATCACCGGAAAACACCCCGATGCGCTGTTTATCGACGATCCGATCGTCCAGGAGAAACTTGTTGAGGGCTTGGCGTGGATTGAGAAGGTCAATCGGCATACCGATGCGATGATTCCGGCGCTCCGAAGCGATGGGCTGCTGGTTGCAACGGCAACTCGCTACCACGACACCGATTGGCTCGGCAAATACATGCGGGAAGAGGGTGTTCGGAGCGTTAGTGGGATGAAACCGCCCTACTTGGACTTCGAAGTCAGTGATAAAGGGGCCTGGGAACTGTATTTCTTGCAGGCTCGGGACCAGTTGGGCACTCCGGTGCTGCCTGAAGTCAGTTCGCAGGAGTTCCTGGATGCGTACGAACGCAAGAATCCGATGGATTTCCAAGCCCAGATGATGAACGAGCCCGGTGAGGGCGAGCACATGCCCATTCATCGCAAGGATATCGAAGGAATGTGGGTTTCGCGCAAGGATGTGCCGGGGAATCTGCGGATCAGTGTGCATTGTGACACGGCTTGGAAGTCCCGAAAGAGCGTTGGAAAGGGCGATTTCAGCGTGATTCAGGTCTGGGGCCATGCGCAGGATGGGTCTGGGGCGGTCTACTACTTGTTTGGGAAGCGGAGCAACCGATGGACGCCCGAGGAATTCGGGAACAATCTGGTTCAGGTGCTCCAGAAGCTGAAGGCCGAGACGAAACGGGCCTTTACGATCACCGATGAAATGGCAGTTGGGGGCAAGGCCGACGTTTTTGAAGGGTTGGTGTGGAACTGGTGTGCGCAAGCGGGGATGGTCGCGCCGCCGGTTCTGCTGTTGAGCCGTGCGGGAACGCGGAAGGAAATCCGGATTCGTGAGGCAGCTGGCTACTGGGCGAACCAGAAGGTCAAGTTGGTTCGGGATGCGGATGGGGTTCATGAGCTGGTCGCTGAGATGTTGAGGATCGGGGTCAGCGCTCACGATGATATGGCGGATGCTGCGGCTGATGTGTTTCATCCTGATGTGTATACGCCCGAGCGTGTTTTCGGGCATGGGGACGAATCCCCGATCAGTGTGAAGCCGACCGATGATGTGCTGCAGGGCAGTTTCAGCGATGAGGCGGTCAGGCGAGCGTACGATGATCATGTGAGAAAGCAGTCTGAGGGGTCGTTGGGGAGAATCCTCTCCTATGATGAACTGTGAGCAAGGTGGTGTGGGACCTTGAAGCTGGGGAGCCCAAGCTCGATGCGGAAACATGGGATGAGTGGCGACAAAGGTGCGGGGTCGGCTGTGCGGTCGTATGGGATGATGATTCACTTGACTGGGAGGTTTACGGACCCCGAGATTGCGACGCTCTGGCGACACGTCTTGAACGGGCTGAACTGGTTGTCAGCTACAACGGTCGAGGTTACGACAACATCGTCCTGGCAGCAGCAATCGGACGTCCCCTCAAAATTGCGGAAGAGCTGGACCTCTGGAACTGGATCTGGTGGCGAGCCGAAGGCTCCAGCTGGGGCAAAGGATACTGGGGACTGGGGGCCGTCGGAGAACGGACCCTGGGATACGGGAAAACGGGTAAAGGCGAAGATGCACCAGCGCAGCTTAAAGATGGAGACTGGGGAACCGCTGTGAGCTATTGCATTCGGGATGTGAGGTTGTTGCGGGATCTGTGGAAGTTCATTCAACGACATGGCTATGTGATCGATCCGGCTGGACGCCGAATGATGGTCGGCACGAAGAAAGGGGAGGAAGTTGCGGCTTAATCTCGGGAGTGGGTCAAAGCCCAAAGATGGTTATCTGAACGTTGACTTGGATGGGTGGCCAGGTGTTGATGAGATCGTGGATTTGAATGTGTTGCCTTGGCCTTGGGAAGATGATAGCGTCGAATCGGTGTTTGCGCAGGATTCACTCGAACATCTTTGCCCGCTTGGGCGTAGCATGGGTCAGATGAATATTATAGCAATCATTCAGGAAATCTGGAGGATTCTGCTTCCTGGCGGAGTTGCTGAGTTGATTGTTCCTTCAACGGATGGCCGTGGGGCTTTTATGGATCCGACTCACGTGACGTATTGGAACGCCAACACGTTTTTGTATTTTCTTGGGATGGAAAATGGACGCGAGTTGAACTATCCGCAGTTCATTGTTCCGGGCCTCAACTTCGGAGTAAAGGCTCACCGGGAAAATGAGACGGAGTGTGTGTGGGTCGTCGCACGGATCAAGAAGCCTGTGGGGGATGAGGAAGATGGCCGAGAATCCACAGAATCTGGAGATTCAGAAGGAACAGGGGAAGACGAACTTCGACAGCCAGATGGTGAATCTGGCTAACACGAAGTTCGAGCATTCTTTGAACACATTCCAGGCTCAGTACCGGCGATATGGTCGGTACTATGATCTGTATCGTGGGATCTACCAGGGCAAGTTCCATCCTTACCGTAACAATGTACATGTGCCAGCGAGTTTCTGGATCGTCCAGAGCGCCGTTGCAAGGAAGATGCAAATGATGTTCGGAGCGACACCGTACATCCGCATCGTGGGCGGCGCTCCTGAGGATCAACAGATGGCTCGCAGGCAACAAGCCCTTCTCAACATGCAGTTGGACGATGCCAAGACGGTCGAGAAGGCCCTGCAGTTCTTGACGATGGCTGAGGTCTATGGGACCGCGATCTTTCGGTGGTTCTGGGACCGGACTGAAGGTGTTACGAGTGTCCGGTTCCACGACGGGGTTGGGGAACAGAACGTGACGAGTCCGACGACCAAGTTCAATGGGCCAAACTGGGAACCCGTGGATGTGATTGATTTCTATCCGGAGCCGGGCAGGGCCAGGCTGGATCAGATGGAAGGGGTCACGTATCGGTATTGGATGGAGCTTGAGGATGTCAAGATCCATGCTGAACAGGGCTTGTTCAAGAAGGCTGGTGTTCGGAACCTGACGTTCAACCCGCCGAGCCCGGATGTGGAGGCTGCATTTGCGTGGCGACGGAACGTGGCGAGTGGTGGTTGGGACGACGATAAGCGCTCAGCCTTTGATAAGTTTGCGAAGCCTGTTGAGATTCTCGAATATCACGGGCGAGTGCCGAGGAACTTGGTTGACGATGGGGAGTACAGCCGGGTTATCACGATCGCGAACCGTCGACACTTGCTTCGGAACATCCCACAACCGACACCGAATCGTAAAATTCCTTTCGGGGCGTACAGCCCCACACCCGATCCGCACTATTTTCATGGACCGGGCAAGATCGAGATCAATGCAAAACTGCAGTATGCGACGAACAGGTTGGCTAACCAGAAGCTCGACGCGCTGGACCTGACCGTTGATCCGATGTATGTGGCGAGCAGGCGTGGTGGGTTCGATGCTCGGAACCTGAAGGTCAGACCTGGGAAGGTTCTTTGGACCGACAACGTCGCGACGGACGATGCGTTGCGGCCCTTGATCCCTGACATGAGTCGGTTGGCAACTGTGTATGCCGAGATGGATCAACATGATCGTTGGATGCAGAAGTCTGCTGGGATCATCGATGACACGGTTCAGGGGATCGAGTCGGGTGGTGGACGGACAACTGCGACGGAGTTCCAGGGACGGTCTGAGTCCGCGACTACACGCATTCTTATGGAGGTCCGGCAGGCTGAGCGTCAGTGGCTTGAGGTGTTGGGGGCCGAGTTCATTGAGTTGAGTCGGGCGTTCTTGCCGTTTCCGCAGATGGTTCGGATGATCGGGGCCAATGCAGTTGTGGATCCGGTTAAGCTGACTCCATTGGCAGCTCCGGACCAGCAGGTTGATCTGAATGACATGTTGCCGGATTATGACAAGAAGGCTGTGGGGGCGACCCGGCAGCTCGGGATTGCGTCCAAGCAGCAGAACCTGACGCTGTTGGGTCAGATGCTCGCTGCGAATCCAGTTGCTGCATCGGTGATTGATTGGATGGCGTTTACTCGGATGGTGTTGGAGGCTTATGAGATCCAGAACGTGGATGAGTTGATGCAGACCGATCAGTTTGTGCAGCAGCAGACCTTGCAGGCGCTGACTGGTGGCGGCGGTGGTAGCGAACAAGGTGAACAGGGTGGTCAGACTTCTTCTGGGGGCGAAGCCCCTCAGCCAGACTTGGCTGCTGCGATCGGTGGATTGATTGGGAATCCAGGACTGGGAGGCGAGCAGGTTGCCTGAGGATGAGGGTGTAAGGGAGTTTGATGCGACGGACCCTGATGGCGTGCGTTCACGAGAAGTGGAAGTCGTACGGAGTGGGGTCCTGAGTCCATTTTGGGAATGGCTGCGTATGCGGTTGAGGTCCCAGCTGGAAGTGGATGTTATGACGTTGGCCGATCCACGCACGGCAACTGATGTGAATTTTCTTCGGGGGATGATCAGGGCCCGAAACGAGGTCTTGAGGCTGCCGGAGCAGTTCATTCAGGAGATCGATGCAGAGATAGCTTTGGAGGCCCAGGACAACCCTGAGCCCGATGATGGTGGGATTCCACAGCGCAGAATGTCTGTGGTTTCTAATCGAGAGGTTTGGTAATGGCGAGCGAAAAACAGGACAACCCTGCGGGGGACAACCCTCCGGACCGCTTGTATGCGAACAAGTATCGCGATGCGAATGCACTGGAACAGGGCTACATGAATTTGGTTGGTGAAGGTCGACGGCACATGGAAGACAAAATTCGGGCGGAGGCAGAGCGTGACACGTTGCGACAGCAGCTGGCGTCACGGCCGCCGGAGCCCGATCCTTACGAGGCCAGACTTCGTGAGGATGGTGGTCTTCCAGTGGATGATTTGAAGCCGTGGATCGCTAGCCAGGTTCAGGATGGTGTGCGTGAGGCTGTGGCGGAAACGTTGGGGCCGATCACGGGTGCTGTCAATGCTCAGACAGAAGTTCAGGCGGCTTACCCGGATTTCGATTTGGGTGAGGTGCAGAAGGCTGTTTCAGTGGATCCGATTGCGGCTGAGGAATATGGGAGTTTGCTGGGAACGAACCCGAAAGCTGCGTATGTGATGGGGTATCAGATGCTGAAGGCACAGCAACGGGCAGCCGATGCACCGCCTGCGGTGGATGAAACCAAGCGTGAACAAGCGGGGCAAGTTCGGAGTACTGGATCGAGTGCGGGTTCTGGGGACAAAGATGAACCGGACCTGACGCGAGATCAGTATGATGAGTTGCTTGCGCATGGACATCAAGGGAACTGGGAACCGTTTTTGCGGGCCAGACTCGGTGATGTTATCGCGGAGCATCCGGGGTTTAAGGACGATTCCAGCGGTTAGTGCGGTGAGGTGAGAGCTAGTGGCTACATCGGCCGATACTTATACTATCGGTTTTACGGCGGGGAGTGGCAATAAGGAAGACGTGCTCGACATGGTGATCAACATTGATCCCTTCGACACGCCTTTTACTACGACTGCGCCAAAGACGACAGCGAGTCTGACGACCCACGAGTGGTTGCAGGACACGTTGCCGACGACAAGTACGGCGGGAGCTGCGGAAGGGGCTGACTTCGGAACGCCTGACATGAGCGGGCGTAGCCGAATCACGAACATTACGCAGATTTTCCGTCAGGATATCCAAGTGACGAACACCCAGCGGGCGGTTCGGCCATTTGGTATCAAGGACGAGTACGCGTACCAGATCATGAAGGCAACGCGGGCGATCGCGAGAAACATCGAAAACACGGTGTTCTCGACGGCCGCGAGTGCTGCAGTGACTGGTTCGGCTGGTTCGGCTCGAACGCTCGTTGGACTGGAGGGGTTCTATACCACGAATGCGCCTTGGGCACGTGGTACGGCCCTCGGGAACAGTGCGACGGATTCGACGGCAACGAGTTACCCGGTTCTTGAGGGTGACTTCAACGCGATGTTGGAGCTGATTTACACTCAGGGTGGAAATCCTGATGCAGTGTATGTCAGTCCGGCTGTCAAGCGTATTGTTTCCAAGTATGGTGGGGCTCGTACTGAGACTGGTGCTGAAGCCAGTACTGGATTCTTGGCCCTGCGTCGTGACATCAGTGCGGCTGAGCGCCGGTTGGTCCGTGCGATCAATGTCTACGGAAGCGATTTCGGCGACATCCAGATCGTGTTGGACCGCTGGGTTCCACAAAGTCCGCAGACAGCAGCAACGGCGATTGGTGCTGCGAACTTGGTTGGGCGTATGTACTTTGTTGAGCGGGCGAGAAACCGCTTGGCGTTCTTGCGTCCAGTCAAGCACGTGCCGATTGCCAGTGTTGGGGATGCGACACGTGGTATCGTGCTCGGTGAGCTGACGCTGGAGGTCCTTGCAGAGAAGGGCTCCGGAATGATCAAAGCGGTCAGTCCGCGTGACGATCTCTGAGTTGGGTGGGGGGAGGCGCGGGCTTCCCCCCAACTTCGGAGGATTCCAGTGAGTTTGCACTTGATGAAGATTCAGGAGTTGTTTGTCAAGGACAACGAGGCCCTCAACATTACGGTGCTGAATGGTCAGACATTTTATGTGAAGCCCGACGGTGATGCTGAGATTCACTTGTCGGCGTCTGTTCTTGCTGATGCATGGCACACGATTGAAATTGGGTACCAGACCGATTACTTGGCGTTGGTGTGGTCGGCAACAATCGATTCGTTGAGCGTGAGTCCGGGGGCCGTTACAACTTCGAGGATTGGGGTGCATGCTCAAGGCGTTATGGGTAGCACAACTACGGTGCCCGGAAGCGATGCACTTGAAGATTTTGATTCGTTTGTTCGGCGTGGAACTGCGCTCAGTGTGTTCACCCCAGATTGGGGCGTAGCCGGGTTGAGTAAAGAACCGAGTGCACGTAGCTCAACTGGTGGCGAAGTAATCAGTCCAGGCTTTTATGGGGCTAGAACCCCCGCTGCTGCGGACACAAATTATCAGCAGGTGTGGGTTGGGAAACATCAGTCTGTAAATGATGAAGCAGTGGCGATCAGGGTGATTGAAGCGACCGTGCCGAATGTGAGTGGGCTTAGCAAAGTCGCGGTGGCAGTTTCGTTCCTGGAAATTTTCACGACGAGCCACATTCCGACGATCACAGGCGGGCTATACGCGCTCCATTATCAGGATGTGAGGACGCTCGATCCGGTGCAGCATTACTTGCCGGGTTGGAAGCAACATTTGGAGGTGACGTAATGCGGTTGCATTTGTATGAGCGTCAAGATGGTGATCCTAAGAGCCTCATTGTTTCGGTTGTTGCAGCGGACCCGACGGTGGAAGAGCATCATATCTGGTATACGAATGACACCGAAATCAACCTTGTGGATTCCGACACCGATGCTACTGAAATCCCAGTGGATACGGGGGTTAGCCAGGTTTTTGTGAAGGTGCCGTTGGGCGGACGTTGTGATTATCTGGGGATGGAAGTCACGATTACGGTCATTGCAATTGCCAGCAACGAGAACATCGAGATTACAGGGAATGGGTCGTTCATTAAGGGACAGGCTGTCGGGATGTTGGCGACGAACCTCGGCGGGGTTAGCGAACCGCCAGGCTTGCATCTTGGAAACAATGAAGAGCCGTTGTTCAAGGGTGTAGGGTTGTCAGTCGTGACGAGTGATTGGGGCGTACAGGGGATCCACCAAACTCAGAAGATCGGGGGGAGTGGTGGTGCGTTGCCGACCGATGCATGGGCGAGTCCATTTGAGGATGGGCAAGCCTTTACAGTGGCAGCAAGCCCATATAAGAGGGTGATGGATTTCTGGGTTGGGCATCGGATGGTGAACTCGACTGGAGTTACGGGGTCGAGTCTGTTGGGAATTCCGAATGGAATGCCGTCTGTAGCTGGGCTCGACTCGGCTTGGGTTGCGCTCAAGCTGGCTTCAGAACTGTTCGTGGATACACTTGGAAGCCCGCCGCAATCTTGGCCGATTAGTATGCAGGTGAGCTTCTTTAAGTACCGGGACGTGATGACGTTGGATCCGAGACAGCAGTACAGTATTGGGAATCGTGGCGGAGGGCCGAAGGTTACGTAACAACGGGGGTTTATCATGGGTGTAGATCGGAAGCCGGGGTATCCGGAAGTACCGGCGTTGTGGAGTCCGGATGATGAGAGTCCTGGGATCAAGCGTGAGCATGGGTCTGGGGATCGAACGATGGGTGTTGGGTTCGGGCTCGGGCTCGATATGACGGCCGACAAGATTGTTCGTGAGATTGGGGATGGGCAGATCACGGCACCGGATGTCAAGGTGAGTGTGCCGTTCATGAAGCGAGGTTAGTTGTGGGTCGTGAGATTATTATCAAGACTGGGATCGAGGATGGGGGGCGTCCAAAGGGTCCAGTGATGGACTGGCGTCAGCTGGCTGATCTGCATTTGCAATTGGATCGGACTGGGTTGGCACCTGAAGCTGAGGCTCATCTGAATCTGATGGCCTGGTGGAACAAGTTGAATGACGATGATTCAGACAAGTTCAAAGAAGAAGCCAGTTGGATGCAGGAGGGTGGTGAGGGGAACTGGCGTTGGCTTGCGAGCATCCCACACAATGTTGCGGCAGCGTTGCTGCAGTTGAACCCGAATATCTTTTCGGAGAAGGAGGAATTTAGAGCGTGGCTGAGAACGGAAGGCAAGCAGTACCTAATTCCGGGGGCGAAACTGTAGATCGATTTGGCGGGGTCGGTTGGGCTCAAGCGCAGGGTGTTGGGCTTCCAACGATCTATTCGACGCTGTCGAGTCCGCAGTGTGCGAACTTGTATTATCGAGTTGCGGTTCCGCATGCTGTGTGGGGTGCGCAAGCTTCAGCATATACGATTATGGAAGATCATCGACATGGGATTACTGGTGCTGAGATGCAGCAAGAATGGTTGCCGAAGATGTGCTATAGCGATGTGGTGGTGATGGCTGGGAAGCCGAATGAAGGTGCGAAGGATCGGTTAGATATTCTGCTGAATTTGCGGCCAGCTCCGAGCGGTTTCCTGAATCGAATGCGACAGCCACCGACAGTGATCTGGTCATTGGACGACAACTTCCATTACCTGAATCCGATCAATGAGATTTTCCTGTATCATGGGACGCGGTTGCCGGATGGAACGTTGCTTGAAGATGGTGACAAAGTCTGCATACAGGATGGGACTGGGAAAGAGCAGGTGCTTTGGCGCGATGGTGGGCAATACGGCGGGAAGCTATTTAGCGTCGCGATGAACAAGGCCAGGCTGGCGGACATGGATATGGTTTTGCAGTCGGTACATGGGGTGCATTTTACAACGGAGCGGCTGCGGAAGTTTTATGTGGATGAGGTTGGGTTGAAGAATACGTATGTGTATCCGAACTCGATTTTGTTCAACGATTACATGGCGTTTAAAGGCCATCGGATCGTTCGGAAGGATCCGAAGCAGGTTCGGGTGTTGTGGCAGGGTGGTGAGGGGCATTATCCGGATTGGATGGAGATTCAGCCCAGGCTGGCGAAGGTTATGCAGAATCATCCGGAAGTTATGTGGCAATGGTGGGGTGCCCAGTATCCGAGTGTTGTGAAAGAGATTCCGGATGAGCGCGTTGAGTATATTCCGTGGTGTGTGTACGACGCGTATAAACTCATGTTGTCGATGTTGGATTTCGATTTCGTGGTGGCTCCTCTGGCTGCGAACAAGTTCAATGAGGGTAAGTCGAGTATCAAGATGTATGAAGCTGCTGCGTTGCCGGAACCGAAACCTTGTCTGGCGAGCAATGTGCCACCGTTCAGTGACGACATTATTGATGGTGAGACTGGATTCTTGTTCTCAAACCACGATGAGTTTGAGGAGAAGTTTGGGATTCTGGTTCAGAATCCGCAGCTGCGACGTGAGATGGGTCAGAATGCGCAGCAGTGGTTGAAAGAAAATCGAGATGCTGAACTGACTTCACCACCGTTGTTGGAGTGGATTTTAGAAACACGGGAATCAACAACACCTGAACAGACTGGTGCGTTGGCGGAGTTGGCGAAGGAGTTGGCGGTGGATTCTCGGTGGAAGAAGGTCGAGACAAGTGAAGGAGGCTGACGATGGCGGTGTTCAGCTTCACTGCTGCGGGCTCACTCGGGATGAGCACCACGTCGTATGGGGCGATGCAGACGAAGGTTGCCCGTATTGTCGGTGCTCAGGACAATCCGAGCAAGGTCGGAGCAGGGGATGCGATCAGGGATGCGTTGACTCGGATGAACGAGTACACGTGGGAATATCTGAATGTGTCGGGCGATGACATTACGGTGGTGGCGGGGACCAGCCGCTATGATCTTCCGGTTCCGTTTAAGAAGCCCGTGAGTTTGCGGTTCACGACGAACGAGCGTGAGCTGAAGTATGTTCGGCGAGCTGATTACAATTCGACATATCGGAACCAGAGTGGGCTTCCAGCGCACTACTACACGTTGTTCAATCATCGGCAGACTGCTGAAGTTGAGCTGCTTGGGCCGCCGCAGTCGGCCGACACGATGGAAATCCGTTACACACGCCCGGTGCTGTTGCCGAATGCGAATAGCGAGTTGCTCGATATGCTGGAGTGGCATGGGCGGTTCGTGAAGTTGGATGCACAGGTGCAGGTTGCGATGGAGCGTGGGCTTGATCTCGGGTTGATCGATCGGTTGAAGGTCGATCGTGAAGATGCGCTGCGGGGAATCATTGCTGATGATCGGGATCCAGGAGTTGCAGCGGACGAGGGCTTGAAGCCTTTTGCGGTACATGGGGATCGGGGATTCCCGGAAGATCATCCGTATCACGCGATTATGGATGGGGAGTAGAGGATGGGATTCACGAGGTTGTATCGGTACGACATTTCGGCGTTGCGGGGCAACACGGCCAGTTCTGCACTGTTGGTCCCAGCGACGGGGGCCACGCTCACTTGTCACATGGTCGGGGCCAGTGCTGCTGAGGTCAAGGATGTGCAGGCGGGCGGTGGTGGCACGACGTTGTTGGTTTATGACACTGGGAATTTGAAGGCTAACGACACGGTGCAGTTGGGGACCGATAGTGCGCAGCTGGCCACGATCGACAGTGTTCAGGATGGGCAGCTGACCATGACTGCGACGAGCGCTAACTTCGATGTTACGGCGTTGGGTCAGCGGATCGTGCAGATCGGCCCATCGACTGAGATCCCTCGGATTTACACCGAGGTCAATGGGACGACTGAGGTTGCGGGTGGGCCTGGGGTTGCACCTGTGATCGCGGCGGGGACCGGAGCCAGCAGCTTTTGGGCTGCGCAACCCCTTCTCGATATTATCTTGAGTGGTGGTGGACTGCTTCAGACTGAACTTTTGATTGATCAGCATGGGTCCATGCCGGTGAACGAGTTGAATTTGCCGGGGTTTGGCGGTCGTGAAGCTGCGGTGGTGCCGACGAGTCGCAATAATGATTTGGCGTTGAAGGGAGCGGTTCAGAAGGCGAAGGTTAGCGGCAACCGAGTTATTGAAATTGATGCTGGAATCTGGCAGCTCACGGATGTTGTTCCGATTGATGATGTGCCGGGGTTGACGATCCGTGGCAAGGGCAGCCATGCGACTGAGTTGCGTATGACGAACAGCACGACTGCTCCGGTGTTTGAAGTGACGGGGACTACAACGGACTTCCGGTTGGAGGGTGTCGCACTGAAGCGGACGGCTGGGACTGCTCATGTGTTGGATATCCAGAGTACGGCATCGCGGACGACATTGAAGGATGTGCTGCTGGATCAGGCTGGGTCTGGAATCACTGATGCTGGCATCGACACGCTGCTTGATGATGTTCGGGTGACGGGGACCACGACGAAGTGTTTGGTGTGTACGGGGACTGGGGGTCGGTACGCGAATCTCAGACTCAAGCCGACAAGCAGCCCAAGTGTCCAGATCGAGATTGGGGATACTGCAGAAGATCTTGAGTTCCACAATGTGAATGCGAGTTTGTCGAACAGCGCGCTTGGTGGCGTTGCGGTGAGTGTGTTGAACACTACGACGGATCCCCAGAACATTAAGTTTTTTGGTGGGACGTTGAGTGGTGGGGATGATCCTGGAACGACACAAGATGCTGTAACTATCGCGGGTGGAACTGGAATCAAGTTTGTTGGGACGCAAATTCAGGATTCAAATACTGGATTCAACGTCAGTGGTGGGTCGGATGTACGGCTAAGTAGCTGTACGGTGGTTGGGGTGAGGCAACATGGAGCTTTGATCAGTGCTGCAACTGGGCCGGTCCGGATCAGTGATTGGATCAGTAGCAATGTAAGTGAGCAGACTGCCGATACTTATGATCATATCCAGATTGCTGGTACTGTCGATAATGTTGCAGTGAATGGTATTACGGTCGGTAACGGAATTCGTGGGACCGGAACCAACGCACGGTACGGTGTTTGGGTTGAAGCTGGCGCTGGTAAGAATGTATCGGTTATTGATGTCAATGGTGACGCGGATGAGATGAATCAAGTTGTGCTCAACCAGAAAACTGCGGTGGATTCTGGTAGTGCGCGGGTAAGCCACGTTCCGGATCTGACTGGGACGAAGTCTGGAGATCACGAGGGGTTTGCAGGTCAGTTGCGGTTGATCACGACGAACGTGACAACGATCAATGTGCAGAATATCTGGGCGTTGAATATCGCTAATACTACTGGTGGAATCCTTGTCGATACGTTGGAGGGTGGGGAACGTGGGCAGCTGTTACACATTACCAACACGCATGGTTCGAACTCAGTAACCATTGTGGACAGTGCTTCGATCGTGTTGATTGCCAGTGCTAATACAGCGTTGGCTGCGGGTGAATCCATGTTGTTGATGATGGATGGTGGCGGAACGATTTGGCGTGAGATCACGATCGAGAGGGCCTGATGGCTGAGCTTCTTGAGGTTTTGCAGCAGGGGCTGATGAACGCACGGGATCCGGTGCTGATGCCGGAAGGTGCGTTGCAGAAGGCTGTGAACGCGAAGTATCGGACTGCGGATCCGGCACTGTGGCAGGCTGAGGGTCGAGCCTTGATGGGTTCTGGAGATCAGGGGTCTGGTGAGGCGATCCAAGGGATGGTCGGGATCCGGTGGGAGTCGTTCAGTGGGGCCGCGACGGGTGAAGTTGGGACTGAGTTGTTTCAGTTGATTTTTATCCCGAGGCCATTGGTTTTCGTTGAGAGTTTGGTTCCGAAGGCTTCGCCAGAAGATGTCAGTCATGATGACGTACGTCAGTACAACTTTCCGGGGCTGGGCAAGTTGTGGACTCCGGGAACTGAACCGCTTGAGCTGATCGTGATGACGAACAACGATGCAGCGCCCGTTGAACAAAATGCAATTGTGCTGACGGGTGGTCAGAGTTTCGCGATGCGACGGACACCGCAGCAGATCGTGGCGCACGGTACTGTCGGTACTCCGGTGATTACGAGTGGGCTGGCGCTGAATGGTGGGTTGGCTCCATTTGCATGCCATGACGAAATGGATCCGCAGTTCGTTGGGACGTTGGGCGATGATGTTGAAGATGGGTTGGTGTACACGCACTGGGTTGTGTGGCGTAGCGCCGCCGATACGCAGGCTGAGGGGTCGAATCCTGGTGGGGAAATCACAAGTAGTAGTTGGTACAGCAAGCCGACGCACATTCTTCAGTCGGATTATGATCCGGGGGATCGACGCAGCATCATTCTTGAGATCGATCTTGGGCCTGCGGATGATCGCCCGTCGCAGATGAATCAGATTCGGGTTTATCGGTGCAAGGAACCAGCGAGTCCGATCAAGATCGGTGATGACGACGTGCTGCCGAACCAGTGGCCGAATGGAATCACCCTCGACACGATCACGATCGCCGACATTCCCGATGCTTGTACGGTAGGGACGAACTGGTATTGGAAAGATTCGGATCAAGAGATTCTGTATTACAAGGATCAGGGGAGTCTGTACAGCGACAAGGGAGATCCGTTTCCGACGACTAGTGTTGTGTTGGCAGGATTGCAGATTCAGGCCAGTGCGAACGGGCCGCCACCGAATAGTTCGACTGGAGATGTTTTTCAAGGCAGTTTGGTTGTGGACGACAAGGATGTGCCAAGGCGAATTCGGTGGAGTATGCCGGGGAGCCCGCATGCGTTTCCGTTTATCTTCTTTCTTGATGTCGAGACCGGCAATGGGGATGAGATCCGCAGCTTGAAGGCTATTGGGAATGTTCTACTGGCGATCTTCGAGAATGAAGTTCGGCGGATCAATTGGTTGCCGACGCAGACCGATCCGGATTTTCGTCAGGGGGATGTGGTCAGTGAGGTTGGGACTGGATTCGGGGCGTTGAGTAAGACTGCGGTTACGAAGTTCCGGATGCCTGGGCAAGGACCGATGGTTGCAATGGCGCATCCGAGCGGGTTGTGGGCAACGAATGGTTGGGATCGGATTGAGTTGAGTCGGAACATCGCTTGGGAAGACATGACGAGTGAGTTGCAGGGGGCCAGTCTGATCGACAACTATGATGCACAGCGGTTGGAGTTGTATTACCAAGCTCCGAACGAGACCGATGTCAATTATGCGTTGTACTTTCAGTATGACATTGCGCATCTGGATCGGAATGGTACTCCGACGGTCACGGGACCGATTGAACGTCCTGGGGGCGTGAAGGCAGCGGCAGTGATCTCGATTGCGGGCGGAGCGACCCGTGTCGTGACCGCTGACCGTGCGGGAAACCTGTTGTACGAGGGGTTTGGTTTCCAAGACGCATCATTGGGGGTCTTCACGCCTCTTGACGCCATGACTCGCGAGATTTATCCGATGGGGATGGGCAAAGAGGTCATCATGGAAAAGGCTCGGGCGCACTTGAAGGCCAGCCAGTTTGGTGGTGGCGTGTTTCTGGTGGACTGGGAGTTGGGGCCGGATGTTGCGCAGGAAAGTCAGGTAGTGACGGAGGGGGCGCGGCAGCTGATCCTACCGCAGATTGCGAAGCGGGCTGAGTATCTGACGATGCGGATCCGGGGTCAGGCACTTGAGGAAGCGGGGATCAGTGTTTCGGTGAATGCGGTTGGGGCCAGCTATCGTAGGCTCCGAGAGGCGGATCGTGCCTAGTTACAAGCGCGGCAATATCCCAGTTACGATGGATCTGCAGACGCGTGAGCTGATGTTGAGCAGGGAGAAGTTCCTGCAGAACATCAGTCCACGGCGTCAGCTGACATCGCCAGAGAATTCGCAGGGCAGTGGGGTTGGGAAACCTTTGCCTACGAAGGGGATGCCGCCGAGTGATTCGGTGCAGCTGACGTTGGCGGACAAGCTTGTTGATGATCTGGTGATCGGACCTGCTGGGACTCGCTTGAACTTGCGGTTCACGGGCTCTCCGGTGGTGCAGAGCGGGGCTCGGCTCCAGATCAATGGGACATTCACGCCGACGGATCAGAATGATGTGCTGAGTTTGTTGAGCGATGGGGAACAGTGGTGGGAGGTTGGGCGCAGTCAGCATGCGATCAACGAGATCCTGAGTGATTTGGCTCTGACGGGTGACCTGACGATCACAGGCGGGTTGACGGTCAGCGGTGCTATCTCGCTTGGATGTCCGGTCGTTATCAACGAGGTTGGGAGTGCGCTTTGCGATCCGTTGTTGCGGATTGAACGGGGCAGCGATGAGAACTTCGTGTATGTCGGGCAGACTCCATTTATTGGGTTTGGGTTTCAAGCTGGAGCTACCCCAGCAGGGTTTCAGATTGGGACGGCTGTTGCGGGGACGCCGACTGAGTTGCGGGTACCGGACAACACATCGCTGGCGTTTCTGCTGACTATGGGTGCTTCAGGTGTGCGGGCGTTGTCCTGGGACACGTCGCTTGCGCGGCTGATCGTTGGAGCAACGAGCGGCACTCCATTGAAGTTGTCGTTGGATGCGGGTACAGGGTCGGCGACATCGCGGATCGAAGGACATCTGGAACCACACTCTAATAACACGTACGACGTGGGGTCGATTGGCCAGTTGTGGCGTGATGGGAACTTCGCTGGAACGGTGACGCAGGAGATCGCGAAGGTCCAGAGTGATGGAACTGGGATCGTTGATGTCAAGAATGCAGCAGGAGACGACAGGTTCACAGTTGATTCGACGAATGGGGTCGTGGCAATCAACCGGACGTTGGTGGCGGCTGACGGGACGCTGCAGGTCGAGGGCAATATCAATGCGCGACCGACTGGGTTTCTCAAGCGGGATGTGAGCGCGAGTGGCTTGTTCACGGGTGAAACCCACACCTTGCTCGATCTGGATCTCGACTACGACTACGATGGGGTCGTGACGAACGACAAGCCGATCTTGCTGAATGGGCGCTGCGACGTAACGAACACCGCAGGTACGAGTTTACTGACGCCCCAGCTGTGCAACCTGATTCTGACGGGGGATGCGGGAAGCGCGATTGGGTCTGGAGCGACGGGGGCTTGGTACGCGGAAATCACGACTGCGCGAGCGCTCAATGGGCCGTCAGATGGGTATTTCTACTTCATCGCGAATAACACAGGGTCTCCAGCTGGGACGCAGCGGGCGTTGCGCAGCAAGATGGTCATGAATGGATCGGGTCAGGGGATTGGGTATCAGGGGCTGGCATCTTCGAGTGCTGGGCACACGGGCAGCCTCATTGGGGTCGAGGGGCTTGTTACGGATGTTTCGGGGATCGACTATGTGGTTGGGCTTCAGGGCAACTGTGTGCTTGCGAGCAACGTTGTGGCGGACAAGCGGGTTTCGCTGCGTGGGAACGTAGGGCATGGGGTGATTTCGCAGGGCAGCATGTGGGTGGCTTCAACTTCGAGGTTGTATCCGAATGCGATTACGCCAACGCACTTGGCCACGACCGATGATGGGCAGCTGTGGTGTGAGGATGCGGCTGAAGTTGAGGGGCATTTCTACGCGGATGGCGGTCAGACGGTTGCGCGGGCGGCCAAGACTGCGGGATATACAGCAACGACAGCAGATCACATTATCGGGTGCGATTCGAGTGGGGGCGCGTTCACC